CAAAGTAATTTACATTCGCAAGGTCAGTTAGGTAAAGATTGTCCTTACCATAAAAATCAAAATAAATTTAGTGATGACTTTGAGTTACCTTATATAAAAATAATGTATCCATTTAAAATAAAAACTCCAAAAGGTTATGCTTGTTTGTTTATGCCACCTTTAAATGTAGAAAAAAAAGATTACGAGATATTGTCTGGTATTGTTGATACGGACACGTTTCCAATGTATGTAAATTTTCCTTTTAAAATGACTGGCAAAAGTAAAAAGGTTACTTTAAAAAAAGGAGAGGTTTTTGCACAATGTATTCCTTACAAAAAAGAATCTTGGAGTTTAAAAGTAAGAGCAAATAAAGATAGCAAAAGAGTACAAAAATTAAAAAAAATATTTTTTTTCTCTTATATAATAGATAATTATAAAAAAATAGTATGGAATAAACAAAGATGGAATTAAAAGATTATATAGAAGTATCTGATAATGTTGTGCCATATCCTTTGCTAAGTAAGTTTTTAGAATATTTAAACCTATGTAAATTTGTTGAAGCTAAAACCATAGGGGAAAACGAAGATGTTAAAATTCCTGCTGACAAAAAATTTAGAAACACTTATATATATCCTTTTAGAAACGATCATCCTGAATTAAGTAATGTGCATTGGCATAATTTACTTGGAAGTATTTTAATGCCAAAGTTTTTACAGTATGGTAAAAAAATGAAGTGCAGACCAGACATAGGTAAAATTATAGATATAAGTGCTTTAAGGTATGATGAAGGATGTTTTTATAAGTTACATACAGATCATCACACAAACATACCAAGAACATTATCTATGATTTTTTTACTTAATAATGATTACGAGGGTGGAGAACTGGTCTTTGAAGAGCAGTATGGTGATAACACATATACTATAGAAACTAAACCTAATAGAGTAATTGTTTGGTCATCAAGTTTTTTATTTCCACATCAAGTTAAAAAAGTAACGAAAGGTACAAGGTATTCAATAGTATCATGGGCATTGTAAAATATAAACACATTCCTAATTTTTTAACTAAAGATGAATTAAAAGTGTTAGGCTATTACGTTGAGTTTAAGCATAGATTAAATTATACTGATTTTGATGATAGACAAAGCACCATTATGGATACTTCTTATTATTCAGACCCCTTGATGGAAAGTTATTTATTAGCAAAAAAAGATAAGATTGAAAAAGAAGTTGGTGAGAAATTACACGCCACATATAGTTTTTGGAGAATGTATACAAAAGGTGCTGATTTAAAAAAACATAAAGATAGACCTTCTTGTGAAATAAGCGTGTCAATAAATTTAAGAGATAGTGGGGAAGATTGGGCATTATACTTTGATGGCACACCAGTTGTAACTAATGTTGGTGACGCTGTAATTTACAAAGGTATGGATGTTGAACATTGGAGAGAGCCTTTTAAAGGTGACCATCAAGCACAAGTATTTTTACACTATGTAAGAGTAGATGGTAAATACGCACATTTCTCTGGTGATGGCAGACCTATGTATGGATACCCTAAGTGATTTTTTATACAGTAGTTACAAACAATGATATGGTAGTGCCTAACATTGATATGCCAGATGAAATCCCTTGTATCTTATATCACGACTTTGATTTCGATGTAAAACCAAAAGGATATGAATTAGTTAAAGTACCAAAACTTTTTGAAAATCCAGTTTTTACTCAAAGATACTATAAGATATTAAGTCACAGATTTATAAGAGATGAAACTATATATTTTGATTCTACAGCTAATCTTACAAGATCAGTTATAACTAACCAATTATCGAGAAGAGGAGCAAATATATGCACCATAAACAATTGTTACAGAAGAAGTTACTTTGATGAATTATTTGATTGGTTTATCTCAGGTTATATTAGTTTAGATCAAGCAATAAAGTTTACATCTTTTCTTAAAAACATACATTTTGATTTTACTAAATTTAGAGCTTATCACAATTGGTTTGTTTATAGAAAATATAGTCAAGAAACGATAGCATTCAATGAGTTGTGGTGGAGTTACTTTATAAAATTTGGTATAAGAGATCAACTGCCTTTTGGTATAGCCAGTGCTTATTTGGATATGAAACCTGCTACTCTAGAGGTAAATGAAGTATGTGACTTTTTTAACCCTAGAAAATACGATAGAGAGGATAAAGCATATCCACAACAAGTAAAAAATAAGGCACTAATAATGGATTTTAAAAATAAAATAAACAAAATATTACAACAAGATAATAAAATAAATGCAGTCATTCTAGGTCATAGACTTAACACATAACTTTATATATAATATCATTATGCCTTTACGAGATATAAAGATAGCACCTGGTATCAACAAGCAAGTCACACCTACTGGAGCTGAAGGAAAGTGGATTGATTGTGATAATGTGAGGTTTCGCTATGGATACCCAGAAAAAATTGGTGGATGGATACAAAACGTAGACAAAACCTTAGTTGGTGTGGCAAGGGCAATGCACATATGGGCAGATTTAGACGGAAACAGATATATAGCCATAGGAACACACAAAGGGTTATTTTTATATTTTGAGGGAGCTTTTTATGATATAACGCCCTTAGATACAGCTTTAACATCTTGCACTTTAACAACTTCTAATGGTTCTGCAACAGTAACAGTAAACAAAAGTTCACATGGTTTAGTAGCAGGAGATTTATTTACATTCTCTAGTGTTACCCTACCTGGTTCAGGAACAGGTTTTGTAGAAGCAGACTTTACAACAAATACTTTTGAAGTAGTAACTGTAGCAGCTAACCATAACTCTTTCACTGTTACAATGGCAAAAACTGAATCAGGAGCAGGTATAACTGCAAGTGGTAGTGTTTCAGTAAATCCATATTTTAGGGTTGGTGATGCCACACAGGTTGTTGGTTATGGTTATGGAACAGGTTTATGGGGTGGAGAAACTGCTGATCTAGTACAGTCTACCTTAAACGGAGCTTTGCTAGATGACACTGCTGGAACAGGAGGTTCAGGAACAAGTATTACTTTAGCTTCAACATCTGGGTTTCCTACAAGTGGCACGATAAGGGTTGGTGCTGAGTTAATTACTTATACTGGTGTGTCTAGTAATGATCTTACTGGTATTACTAGAGCTCAGTCTGGCTCTAACAGATCAGCACATAGTGATGGTGCTACAGTAACTAATGCAACATCTTTTGTTGGTTGGGGAGAAGCTACTAGCACAGCAGAGGTAACGTTAGAACCTGGTAATTGGTCTTTAGATAATTTTGGAGAGGTTTTAATTGCTACTGTGCGAAATAATAAAACTTTTGAATGGGTGCCTTCAGCTGCATCTGCTTTACAAACAAGAGCTACAGTAATTAGTGATAATCCAACTAAATCTGTTATGACTATGATATCAGACAGAGATAGACATTTAATACATTTAGGCACAGAAGAAACGATAGCAAGTGGCACACAAAATAAAATGTTTATAAGGTTTTCAAGTCAAGAAAGCAAAACTGATTATGTGCCTACATCAACCAATACAGCAGGTACTTTTTTATTAGATTCTGGAACAAGAATTGTTGGTGCTGTAAATGCAGGAACTTATAATTTAATACTAACCAACACGTCTGCTTATTCAATGACTTTCATAGGTCCACCTTTTACATTTGGTATACAACAAGTTGGTAGCAACTGTGGATTGATTGCACAACACGCTATAGTCGTTGTAAATGGAGTTGTATACTGGATGGGTCAAGCTGGTGGTTTTTATTATTATGATGGTACTGTAAAAAAACTACCTTGCTCTGTTGAAGATTTTGTTTTTTCCACACAAGATGAAGGAGACTTAGGTTTAAACTTTGGCAGTGGAGATATAATTTTTGCTGGTTATAATTCGTTATTTAATGAAATTAATTGGTTTTATCCTAAAGCAAACTCGTCACAGATTGATAGAGTAGTTACCTACAATTATCAAGAGGGGGTTTGGACAGTTGGTACTTTAGATAGAAGTGCTTATTATGATAAAACAATTTACGATAATCCCTATGGCACTAAATATGTTGCAACTGCAACTCCAAGTTTTCCTACAATCAATGGGGTATCTAATACCAATGGTGCATCAACTTTGTATCAACACGAATTTGGTACTGACCAAGTTTCTGCCACTGGTGCAAGTGATGCAATAATAGCTAGTATACAAAGTGGTGATTTTGAAGTGAGAGCTCCAGAGATTGGAGATGGTGAATTTTTTATTAAAATAAGAAGATTTATTCCAGACTTTAAATCATTAAGTGGTAATGCCAAAGTGACAATAAATCTCAAAGACTTTCCAAGCGATACAGAAGCAAGTAGCACTTTAGGACCTTTTACTATTTCAGGTTCTACAAAAAAGGTAGACACAAGAGCCAGAGCAAGAGCTGCAAATTTAAAAATAGAAAACGTTGCAACTTCGGAAAGTTGGAGATATGGTACTTTTAAAGCAGATGTTCAACCTGATGGAAGAAGATAATGAGATTAGATTTGTTTTCTCTACCAATTTGGATTGGTAATATTAATGCAACAAATATAAATATTGATGTATCAAATGTAAAAAAATTATGGCTGTCAAAAACACCTTCTACACACTATCTAGGCTCTAATAATAAATTAGAACCAGAGCAAGAAAAATATGTTTTAGAAACCATAAGTAAACTAATAAGTAAAGACATTAAAAATAAATTTAAAATATGGTTACTTAATATGTGGGTTAATGATTATAAAAAAAATGACTATCAAGAGGCACATATACATGGGGGATCAGATTTAAGTTTTATTATATATAAAAAAGTAAACGAATCACATACAGTTTTTTACAACCCCTCAAACAAATTAATTCATGCTTTTGATATGTCAGACTTGTTTAGAGTAACTTTTTCACCACAATGCAGAGAAAATCAAATTATTGTTTTTCCAAGTTTTTTAGAACATGGTGTGAAAAAAAATTCTAATAATATTACCATATCAGGTAACATAAAAATGGAGAGATAAAATGCATTATATAGGAGATTTAGATGTCTAAAATAGTAACTTTTATTCCAGAACCAAAATCGGAATATGATATAGAAAATCAAAGATTAATAAATTTAGCTCTTACTCAAATTATAGAAAGATTAAATACATCTTACACAAAAGATGTACAAAACGAATCAGAGAGATTTGCTTTTTTTATGGGGTCTTCAAGTGGCTAATATTTATAGAAACGCACAATTTGACTTAACTACAACTGATGTTACAGATGTATTTACCTGTCCAGCAGGCTCAAGAGCTATTGTTCAAAATGTCCACGTTGCAAATGTTGGTTCAGGTAATCATGAAATAAAAGCTTTCATATATGATAATTCTGCTACAACAGCTTTTCAGTTTGCAGAGCATACGGTAAATTCTGGTAACTCACAATCTATTGCAGATGGTACAGTTATATTAGAAGAAAACGACAAGTTACAACTTCAAGCAGATACTGGTAATGTTTTTGAAGGTACTTGTGCTATCTTAGAAATAAATCGTTCTGATTCTAATGGATAAATAATTCTTGCAATTTATCGTAGGTGTTTTATAACTATGTTATGAAAAAAATACAATGCACTACTGAAGAAGTTTATAGAAACAAAAAAACTAATGTGGTTTATGCATCAAAAAAAGATGCTGAACACGATATAAATAATCCTAATACTGATACAAAACAAGAAGATATAGCAACAGATGTAAAAGTCATAGTGCCACCAGAAGCTTTATCTTTAATTTCAGACACAAAAAAATGAAATTTGAATATAAAGGTGAGGATATATATTGGCACTTTACCGATGCTGAAATAGATATATTGAAAAAGCAAAAACATTTAGTACTTAAAGAAGAGTCTATTAAACACATTGCTAATGTGTTTGGTAGAATAGCTACAGAGTTTAATCTCAAAGTTACAAAACCAGAACTGCAAATGAAAACTACCTCTTTGGATGATAATATTATACTAGATGATAAATAAACTTTACACTAAGTATGCTTGTACTTGGCAAACTCAAGGAACAATATTTACTCTTAAATATGATGATGAAGAGCATATGCAAGAGTTAGAAAAAATAATTATAGCAAACGTAGGTGCATTAGATTACAAAACAAACGTATTAGCAAAAATGACAGATTATTCTTTTTTTGTTGAGCATCCTAGTTTTAAAAAACTCGCAGAATGGTTTTATGGTAAAGTTTATGATTATCAATTGGTAAACAAACAGTTCTTACAAGAGGATAGATTTCACGCACAAATTAGAGATGCTTGGGGTAGTGTATTTAACAAAGGTGATAGTGTAAAAAGGCACGATCATCTGGGTTCAAAATACGCTTCTGCTTTATATTTTGATAATCTTGCAAATTTACAAACTGAGGTAGGAGAGTTTCAAACAGAAAGAGGATTAATCATAACAATACCAAGTCATCTCAAGCATTGGGTAGACCCTTTGTCAAACGAAGTAAATAGAATAAATCTTGTTTGGAATTGGTTTGCAAGAACAAGTCAACAAATAAAGGATCAAATATGACACCACAAGGAGGCACAGAAATACAACATCGTTTTTTATCACATTATGTAGATGAAAAATTATTATCTAACTTTCAAATTTGTACATCTATCCCAGGCAAAATTCCTTTATCTAAAGATAAAATAAATATACTCTGGCAAAAAAATAGTTATGATCAACCAAATATTTATCCTTGGTTTGAAGATAAAAGTAATCACAATAAATTTGACTGGTATGTTTTTAACTCACATTGGAACTATGAAAAGTTTAGATATAAGTTTGATGTGCCTACGCACAAATGCCACGTTATAAAAAACGGAGTTACTAATTTTCCAGAAATAATTCCTTACAAAGAGGGGGATATGGTTCGTATGTTATTTCACGTCACTCCTTGGAGAGGTTTAAATGTTTTATTAGGTGCTATGCAACAATTACAAGATTGTAATGTTCATCTAGATGTGTTTAGTAGTTGTAAAATTTATGGAGAAAATTTTGAAAAAGCAAACGAACATATTTACGAGCCTTTATACGAACAAGCAAGAAAACTAGAAAATGTAAATTACATTGGATATAAAGAACATTCTTTTATTCAAAAATATATCTATCGCTATCATATGTTTGCTTATCCTAGCATATGGGAGGAAACTAGTTGTAACTCGGCTCTTGAAGCTATGGCTGCTGGTTTAATGTGTATAGTTACAGACTTTGGTGCTTTGTATGAAACCTGTTCCGAGTTTCCTGTGTATGTTACTTATGATAAAAACTATCGTAACTTGGCTACATCTTTTGCTCACGCTATTCGAGGAGCAGTATCCACGCTACACGAACCACAAGTGTTAGAACATTTAAAGATACAACAAGACTTTGTAAAAAGATTTTATAGTTGGGAAAAGAAAAAATTAGAATGGACAAGTTTTTTACAAGGAGTATTAGATGCAAAATCATGAACCAATTTATTCACCTGATGCTGATTGGGTTGACAATAAAAATATAAAATTATTTGTAGCTACTCCAGTGCATAGTGAAGTATCTATACACTATATGCAATCCGTTTTTAAGTTACAAGCCAAGTGTAATGAAAAGAAAATACCTATTATATTACAGTTGATGAAGTCCTCCTTAGTAACACAAGGTCGTAATTTATGTGTGTCGGAGTTTTTAAATTCTGGTTATACACACTTGTTATTTATAGATAGTGATATATTATTTAGTGCAGATTCTATTTTTAAGATGATAGAAAAAGACGAAGAGGTACTAAGTATACCATATCCTATGAAAGTTATTCAATGGGATAAAATTTTACAAAAATGGAGAGGTATACCAAGTATGAACGCTACACAGGCAGAAACCAGTGGTAATATGTTTCCTGTTCGTATTAAAGATAAAGAAGACGATATTACTGTTACTAATGGTATGATTGAATTGTCACACTCTATGACTGGTTGTTTACTAATCAAAAGAGAAGCTTTAGAAAAAATGAAAAAGGCATATCCAGACTTGACTATCAAGCAAGAAACTATGATAGATGGCGAAAAACAATTACGCAAAAACTTGTATAACTTTTTTGATACGTATTACGATCCTGAAGAAAAACTGTATCTAGGTGAGGACTTTGCTTTTTCACGATTATGGACAAAAATAGGTGGTAAGTGTATGGCACTTATAAACGAGTATATCACTCACGTTGGAGAACATCAGTTTACTGGTAGGTTAATAGACGAAATGGTAGCAATTCCCACAGATAGTATTGATACTTCAACTAAGAAATAGTAGAATATCTTTATATATTAACCTATAGGAGTTTTTTATGGTCGCACCTTTAATACCAATAGCAGCAGGAGTTGGTAGTTTTCTTTTAGCAAAAGCAAGTGGAGCAAGTAACAGAGACGCATTAATCGCTGGTGGTATAGGTGCATTAAGTGGATATGGATTAGCAGGTGGAACATTCGGTGGTTCAATCGCTGGTTTAGGAGCAAAGTCTTTAGGAACTGCTGGTGCAATAGGTGGTGGAATAGCTGCTGGTGGACTTACACAAATGGCTATGCAAGGATCACCAGGTCAAGCTCAACCTCTTGAAGAAATGAATGTAGGATTTAAGGGAGTTGACCCACAACAATATGCACAAGCTACACAAAATTTACAAGGTATCACACAAAGAGCAACTTACGCTGATGCTCCGTCAACAGATGTTGTACAACCTAGTGTTTATGATTTTAGTAATCAAGAAATGTATACAGCGAAAGAAGGTGGGTTAGCAGAGATAAAAAGATTTAGAGAAGGTGGCGTGAATTATTTACCAAGCAAGACGGATCACGATGAAAACGATTATAACAATTACACTAGAGCTAAAGGTTATGTAGAAGATGGTAGTGGTAATGGTGATAAAGACGAGGACACAATGTTAGCACAATTAGCTGATGGAGAGTTTGTATCAAGAGCAGATGCAATCTTAGGTGCAGGAATTATGGAGGGTGCTAGTCCTGAAGATTTTAAAGAGATGAGAAGATTAGGTGCCAAGTTCTTTTATAAACAACAAGATCAGTTGAAAAGAATATACGACATAACCTCATGATTAATATTGTAAAGGTTGATGTCGCAGAACATTGGACAAAAGCATCTGTAATGTTAAAAGATGCGATAGATTTAAGTAATGGTAGGCATACGATAGAAACAACCTACAACAACTTAAAAAAAGGAGTTATGAGATTGTACGCAGTTTATGTTAAAGATAAAATTAAAAGTTATTTCGTAACCCAAATTACAGTTTATCCTGCTAAAAGTGTATATGGTATTATTTTTTGTGGTGGTAAAGAAGTTATACGACATATAAAAAAAATAGAGGCGTTTTTTAAAAATGAAGCAATCTTAAATGGTTGCAGAGGATTAGAGATTATAGGAAGAAATGGTTGGGAGAGGATCATTGATAATATTCCATCTTTAGAATTTCAAGCAAAAGGTGTGTTTTATGAAATGGATACTTAAACTTTTACCAAATAGATTAAAAGTTTGGTTATATAAATGTTTATACGAAGACATCGCTGAGAAGGGAGAGTATGAAGATACAGAACTTGCTCACGTTAATCCTTATGAAGTAAAGTTATTAAAACAAATTGGTGGTAAAGGAAGACTAAATCAAGCTACTGGACTAAAAGGTTATTTTGGTGGTGGGGGATCACCAGCACCAGCACCAGCTCCCTCTGGCTCTGGAAGACAAGAAACTATATCAAGAGAAGCTCCAGAAATAGAAGCAAGAAAATTAGCCTTATACGATCAAGCTATTGACTTAGCCAGACAACCTATGGAGATACCAGAGTATAAAGTTGCAGGTCCTTCTCCATTAGAAACTCAAGCCTTTGAACAATCTGCACAAACAGGAATAGGTGCTGTTCCAGTACAAGCTGGCATAGGTGCTACTTTAGGTGCTGGTCAAACTGCTATGACAGATATTACACAACAAGGAGGACTGATAGATAGTTTTATGAATCCTTATCAAAGATATGTTATTGATGAAATTAACAGACAAAGTCAAATTCAATCTAACCAACAAGCAGCTGAAGCAGTTGCATCTGGTGCTTTTGGTAGTGGTAGAGAAGGTGTACAAAGAGCAGAACAAGAAAGATTAAGATTAGGATTAATTGGTCAAGCACAAGCAAAAGGATTTGATACTGCACTAGGAGCTGCTGAAAGACAAAGACAATTTCAAACCACTGCACAGTTAAATCAGGCAAGTCAACTAGCGTCATTAGGACAGACACAACAGGCGATGGCTCAAAAAGATATAGCTCAACAATTAAGTGGTGGTCAGTTACAGAGAGATATAGCACAAAAAGGTTTAGAAGCACAAAGAGCAACACAAGTCGCAAGACAAGCAGAACCTTTTCAAAGAGTAGAATTTGCCAAAGGTATTATGACTGCCTTACCAACAACAGCGTCACAGATTACACAGACTACAGGACCTGGTGCTAACCCATTAGCACAGGCTGCAGGTGCTGGTATAGGTGCATATGCTGCTTACAACTTGTTAAAACCAACTGGCTTACAAGGACAATAAAATATGGCAATACCAAACGAAACCTCTAAATATATAAGTCAAACACCTGATGAGACTCTTACTGAGGATATAAAAAAAACAGAAACTGTCCAACCAGAACAAATCGTTACTCCAAGCACAACAACCACGCAACCTCTGTTTAGTAGAAATGAAAGAGTAGCTTACACGCTAATGCCTTTAGCCAGTGCTTTGTTACAAGGTAAAAGAACTGGTAGTGGTAGTATGTTTGGTGACACTCTCGCTAGTTTAGGTCAAGGGTTAATGGGTACAACTGATGTTGCTTTAAAAATAAAACAATTAGAAGCATCAAATAAAACCAAAGCAAGTAGTGCTCTTAAACAATATAAATTACAAACTGATCCTAATAACCCAAACAAAAAAGTTCAAATAGGAGGAACAAACTATACTCCAAATATGAACAAAATATTTCAGTTAAGTGTTGATGATGTCAATGCTTATCCACCAGGAACTTTTGTAGAAAGTTCTGCTGATAAAAAAGGCACTATTAAAACTGAAAAGTTTGGTTTGTTTTATGTTGATACTGAAGAAGAAGCTAAAAGATTATATCCTAATAATCCTCGCATACAAAAAATAATAGTAGACAAGGACAAAGTAGGTCAACCAGTAATACAAGGAGATAATAGATTAGCAGCTAATGTTATTTTCAGAGATGGAGTACAAGTAAGAGAAACTTTAGATACTCTTTCTAAACAGCCAGTTGGAACTACTACAGACCCATTAGGTCAACCCACTTACCAAAAAGATAGAGAAAGTGCTGAAAAATATTTAGCAACTTTTGGTATTGATAAAAACACAAAAGGGTATGAGTCAGTTATGAATACAATAATAAATCCTGCTAAAGCAGGCAAACCAGTATTTCAAAGTGGAGTAGGATTAGTGTTATCTGCAAGAAGACCAGATAGAGCTGGTTCAAATATAGAATTTATAGGATTAGCTCCAGAAAAAGATTTAAAAGATTTAAGATATGCTGGTACTTTAGATGAGATTAAAAAGTTAAACAAAGAATCAACTGCTTTAATCGGTCAAATAAACAGTATGTCTCCTAGAATTGGTAAGGTTTTGAATTCTTTACTTAGTGGAGTAAAAACTGGTGTTGTAGAAGAGTTTTTGTTGCCTTTTAGGGCATTTGCGATAGAAACATTAGGTGCCACACCAAAGGAATTAGAAAATTTGTCAGCACAACAACTGATACAAAAATCAGCATTTGCTCTTGCACCTGCAATGAGAGAAAAAGGTTCTGGTTCTACATCTGATATGGAATTTAAAGCATATATGAAGGCAGCAGTAGCTTTAAGTGATACTCCAAAATCAAACTATATAAGTTTATATATGTTACAAAAAATTAAAGAAAATGCTAATATGCTTCTTGCACTTAGAAAAGACCTTTTATACGATGGTAAAACAGCAACAGAAATAGAAAATGCAGTTGATGAAGCAGATCCTGGTATATTTAAAACATACGAAGGATTAACCTCTAATCAAGAGGAAGAAGATGCTTGGGTTGCAACTCTCAAAAGGGGTGATGTTGTATATAATAGAGATATAAATGGTGAGGCAATATTTAGAAATGGAGATATGGATTTAGGAGAATACATTGTGTATGATGGTCAAGGTGGAGAAGTATTTGATTAAGGATATGTTATGGTACAACAATTAAAAGTAAGTGAACCAAAAGTAAAAAATATTGATGATGGAATAGAGTTTCCTAATATGCCTGAAATGACAGGTGAGTTTGCCACAATGGATGATATACCAGAACAGTTTAAAGTTATGTTTACTAGAGGTGCTTTTGGAAAAGCAGAGGTAATAGAAAATGCCTACAAAGACGATGATAGATTTGGTGGTGTTTTTGTGGATAAATTTAATAACCCTATAGTGGTTTTTAATGGTAAACCTTTTTATGTAAATAAAAAAGGGTTTTCTCGTACTGATGTTTCTGACTTTGTAGCAGAATTAGCAAAATTTGCTGCACCTACAAAATTAATGAATAGAGTAAAAACTTTAGGTGGCAAAATAGTAGCAGGAATACCTTTATATGGCACTACTGAATTAGGAGCTGAAGCATTAAGTAAGTTTTTTGCACCAGAAACAGCAGAAAGAAATGCTAAATCTTTACAAAATTCTTTAGAGGATGCAGCAAAAGTTGGAGCAGTATCAACAGCAACTGATATACTATTGCCTCCTACTTTTTCTTTATTTGGAAAAGCAATTAAAACTGGAACAACAGCAGGTTTAAACATTGCAAAAAAAGTATATCCAAAATACAAACCTGGTATAGAAAAAACTTTAGGTCAATCAATTTTAAAAGAAGCAGACATAGTGGGAGAAGAAGCAGCAAAAGAAGATATACCTTTAACTATTGGACAAAGATTAGGAGACTTAATTCAACTAGGTAGAGAGGAGTTATTAAGATATAGTAATGCTGCAGGTAAAAGAGCAAACGAAATAATTACCGATTTTGATGAAAACCAACTTAAAATTATTAGAAAAATTGCTAATAGTTTAGCTAATAAATTTGGCTCTGGCGATGACATATTAAAAAGTGAAACACCTATACAGGATGTAGTGGAGGGAATAACCACTATAGCTAGGGAAGGTGCAGAAAGCATAAAAAAGAAGTCTCAAGATTTATATACCAAAGTTCAAAATTCTGTTGACCCCACAACTGGCGTATCCTCTGTAGTTGTTTCCAAAACAACAGCCTCTGATTTATCTCAAAAACTTATACAACAACTAGATGACAAGGCAGTTGATGACGCAACTTTAAAGATTATGCCTATTTTAAAAAATGCTAAAAATCAGATTTTAAATCAATTACCAAAAGCAAAAACTTTAGTTGATATTCATAGAATTCAAAAAAACATAAATTTACAATTTAGAGAGGCACAAGGAGAGCAAAAAAATTTAATAGGTTTGTTGAAAGGTGGTTTAGATGATGCTGTGTTTAAAAATATTGATGAGGGTTTATTGGTTGGTGATGAACAAGTTATAAAAGAATTAGCCGAGGCTACTGGTTTATACAAAGATTATTTAGCTCTTACTGGAAAGATTAAAGGTAAAAATTTAGCTCAAAAAAAAGTTAATAGTATATTAGAAAAAATAACTACAGAAGGACTATCTCCTCAACAAGTGGCTAATAGTATTTTTGGTCATAATAAATTAAACAACCCAAGTGAAATGGTTGCAGTAATAAATAAGTTAGAGGCTGTTTTACCTGCTAATGCAAAAGACCAAATTATGAAAAAATTAAAAGATGGTATTTTAGTAAAAGCATTTATGGGTAAAAGTCCATCAAAAGACCTTGTTGTAAATAGAACTTCAATAGTTAATAATTACAATAAAATATTTAAAGAAGGCAAAGAGCTAGTTAATAGATTATTTACTAAAGATGAGTTGGATGCCATCGAAGTTTTCAAAGATAAAGTTTTACCTACTATAAAAGCTGAAGAAAAAATAAACAAATCAGGTACAAGTTATTTAATGGCAACCTTAATTTCCGATATGGTTGAGGGTGGGTTACTTTTAAATTTAGCTAAACCAGTTGCAGGATTAGTTGGTACTGTTGGAAGAATAACACCTTTTGTGAGTGAGTCTTTTAAAGAAGGAGCTGAGTCTTTATATATAAGAGAAGCGAAGGAGGCTACTGAAAAATTTCTTTTTAATATGGAAGTAAATCCTTGGATTAGTAACACGACACAACAAATCATTAGAAATCAATTAATAGAAGAAAAAGGTGGTGCTGCTGACATTGAACAACTACCAGCAGAATTTAGACCACAAAGTGAATTAGAGACTGATGAGGATATATTAGTTGCTGATGCAGAAACACCACAACAAAAAGTAGGTAATATACAAGTAACACAACCCAATATTAATATTACTCCACCTACGTCTCAACCACCACGACAGACGGCTTCTCTCCTCCCTAACACACCGTCTGTTGGTGGTGGTATTACCGATGTCGCAAAAAAAGAACAGTTTGGGGGTTTATTCCCTACCGACAATATTGGTAAACTAATAGCAGATAGGAAAGTGACATGAACAAAATAAAAATATTAGCACCGTATATGGTTATAGTAGCTACAGGTTTAGTTACTTGGGGTAGTTTTTCTGCTCGATTAGATGAGGTAGAAAGAAAAGCAGACAATATAGCACAGATACAACAAGACATAGCTGTCATAAAACAAGAGATCGTATGGATGAAAGCTTTCTTATTAAATATGGATAGATAAAGAGTGGTGGTCAATTGCAAAATGAAGTTGATAATAGTGGTATAAAAGGAATAGAAGAACAAGACCTTGGCACCGTAACAGTAAATCCAAACGAAGAAAAAACAGAATCTGCCTTTCCACAGTTTACTGATCAAGAAAAAAGTAAAAGAGGACTAGAAGATTTTAGAACTTTAAAAAAGAATTTTAAATCTGCACTACCTCACATACCCAACCTAGCTCAAGAGTTTGCACCAGGTGCTGACTTATTAAGATACTTTGGTGTACTAGGAGATATAGGAGGAGAACAAACTTTTCAACCTAGTACAAAAGAAAACGTAGCTACTGGCATAAAAAAAATAAAAGAAGGACAAAGAGTAGAAGGTGCAGTGGATGTAGCTACTGGTGGTTTAGAAACTTTAGGAGCTGCATCAGATGTTATGATATTAGGTGCTGGGTTAACAGGACCTTTAGCACCTGTGCTTTTAGGAGCAGGTGTAGCACTTAAAGGTATTACCAAAACTGGTTTGGCTATATTGAAAAGTAAAAAAGGCAAAACTTTTTTTGCTAAACTAAAGGGTAATGATGTAACAAGAACACCTGCTAAAGAAGGACTTGGTTATGATGTTACAGCAGAGGTTGAAAGTATAGTAGCCAATAAACCAGAAGATGTTGAGGAATTAGGAAATACAGACAATTTACCAATAAATTATGTAAGCGAAGAAATATTAGAGAAAGAGGGCAGACGAGATAGATTTCAAGAAAAATCAAGGTTAAATCAAGCTATTGACACTTTACAAAATAAAGCAAGTGGAGAACAGTTTTTAAGAACTCTAGAAAAGAAAGGTAATTATTCACCAGAAGAATTGGAACAGTCAGGATTAAAAGATTTTTTACTAAGTGAAGAAAACAAAAATAAAACTATATCTCTAGATGACATAAAAAAATATATGGACAAAAACACACCATCATTTGTAGTAGAAAGAAGAGTCAGATATCCTTCTGGTGAAGATGACTTAATCACAGAAATGACTTTTGATAATGAAGAAGAAATAAGTTTTGTTGATTCTGGTAGATATGATCTTGAAATAGAAATGTCTCAAGAATATATGTTTGATAATAGAACTGGTTCTCCTGTGAATGATTTATTGGTATATAAATTAAAAGAAAGAGATGGTGTTACTACAGGACCTGACGAAGCAAACTTTTTTCAATTTGCTGACCAAGCTAATATAAAAAAAGAGAGAATTAAAGAGATTGAAGATAATGCAAAAGCATTAATAGAAGACATACCAAGTTACGCAGAGGTTACATCACAAACCGATTTGTTCGATCCTGATAAAACAAAAAGATTTTTAGAAATGGGAGAAGATGCATATTACGAACAAGCTATTAAAGATAAAAGAGATAGATTAGATAATCAACCAGAAGGCTATGATGCTTTAGAAGAAAGATACTTTCTTGATCAAGATGGATTTATTACAGAAGAATACGCAAGAACAGCTTATGATGATGCACCTGAGATAATATATAGAGATGATGCCACTGGCTACGAAATTATAGGAGATGAACAATCAGGATATTATTCTATAAGAAGAGAAAATGGTGAATATATAGAAAACGCAAGCAGTTACGATGAGGCACGAATACAGGCTCAACAAGATGCACAAGACAGAGGAATATTAGAGTATGAGTACGATGATGATGAAGATTACGCAGAAAGAGTAGGCAAAACTTTATACCACAATTATAAAACTAATTTAGGTAAAGATGAGGCTTATGAAGAATTACCTTACAAAATATCAAGTAAAAAAGGTTACAGAAATGTATTTTTTGATGCAGAGCAAAATCATTTTCGTCAAGTTAATAATGTAGGTCATATAAGAACAACTGTAGTAGATGAGACTTTACCATCAGCTAAAGGTAGAAAAATTTTTTTAGTAGAAGAATTTCAACAAGACCCAGTGAATGTTGCTAGAAAAGATGGTGGTTTTGCACCCTCTAAAGAAGATATTGATGAAATACAAAAAATAGTTGGAGACGATAAAATAGGTCGTAACACAAGAGGAATTATTAACATTACAGGAAGTGATGGCACTTTATATAGTTTTGATACTGATTTTATGGGAGATATAAATAAATCAGTAGGATTTACTTATACGAGGATGGTTGAGGGTCAAGGCACAACCATGACTAAACATCCAAAAAACGATGAGATTATGGCATACCTAAAGAAAAATAAATTAAATCCAGCAGGTAGTGTTGATTCAGGAATACCTTTTAAAAATGATGGATATAAGTTTAATTTCAGACTAGCATTAGCAGAAGCTGTAGATAAAAACCAATCACATATGCACTATGTAGCAGGTGAAACACACGCACTGCGATATGGTGAAGCTGTACCTTTAGATAGTGTTGATAGGGTGCCTGATCAATTATTAAAAGATCAATATAAAACATTTGTTAGAGAACACGATCAAGGTAGGTATAATGATGATACACTACGTTATAACAGACAAACAGGTGAGTCTAAAGCAGAATATGTTGCAGGTCGAGATGGCAATGAAATAGCATTACCTTTTGATCCAGATTTGATGAGTCCCAAATATAAAGGGAAACTTGAGGCGTATGCTCAAGATAGGACACAAGAAGATTTTTTTGATGACATAATGATGGTAGATATTAACACAAGTGTTAATCGAAATAGAGACGGAAGTGTAAAAAAACATCATCTTATGGTAAATAAAAAAACAGACGAAATACTAGGTGTATTTTATTCCGATCAAAATCCAAATATGCAAAGACCCTCTCAAGAAAGTGATGGCAAAATGTTTAACGCAAAACTAAGAGATATGGGTGATTCTTTTAAATTAAAAGAGAGTGATTTTGCGTTTAGAGGTAAAGCAAATTTGCCAGATAAAATATCAGAGCTTCTTACCAAAGATGAACTTGAGAAACTTAAAAAAGATAGCACAGAAGAAAATTATTTTGATGTATATGCTGACATTAGTACAGATGGCAGAGTAATTGGTGGACAAGGTAAGAAAGATTTATACAACAATATGATAAAAAAGTATGGAGAAAAGTATCTTAAAAAGATTGATCCTGATGTTAAAATTCAGTATGAAATTTTAGAAGACCCAAACGGTAATCCAGTTCCTACTTATGGTTTTGAAATTACAGATAAAATTAGGAAACATATTTTAACTGAAGGTATAGAAAGTTTTAGTAAAGGTGGAGCTGTTATTATACTGAGAGAGAAAGAGAAAAAACCTGAACCAAAAAAATATATTCCACAAGTAATTCGTAAAGATTATGGAGCTTTCGTAGATAAACAATATAACTCTTACGATATTATAGATGGTTGAGCCAATATCCACTGCCCTCGCTGGATTGGCACTAGTTAAACAAAGTGTAGAGTTCATTAAATCCAACATCAGCACAGCGAAAGACATAGGTGATATTATTAACCACGTTGATGCTGCAATGAATGGTGAACAACAACTAATTAAAGAAAGAGATAGAAAAGGAGATGACCCATTCGCTGTAGAGAACGTGGCGAAAAGTGTCCTTGACGCCAGAATCGCCAGAGAGAACCTACAGGAGTTGAAATTGCTGGTGGAGATGAGATTTCCTGGTGCTTGGGGTCAAATACTAGCAGAGAGAAAAAGAAGAATTGATGCAAAGAAACAAGCAATAAAAGAAGCTAAAGCAAAAAAAATAAAAAAAATGCAAGAGATAGAAGAGTATGTCAAATATGGTTTTATAGCACTAGCTACAGTTTTATTTATCGGAGTGTCTGTAGGGATCACTATAAAGTTTTTTGTGTCTTTAGGTCATCCATTAATGGCTCACGATGTTGAATATGATGATAATAGCTGTATGATTTATGAGCCAAAATATTGGTTTATGTGTATTAATGAATCACGAGGCTATGCCGACACAGAATTATATTTAGATTATAAAAAAAGTCGTGGAAACTGGATTGAAATAGAAGATGATAAGTAGTAAAATATTTATAATAAATTCGTTTAACTCTTTTGAGTCGGAAGTAGGGTAAACCGAAGAAACGCATTACTTTTAAGGAGGTGATGTGTATGAGTAAAATGGCTTTATGGTATTTTAAAAAAGATCAGAGACATTATAAAAAATTAAATAGGAGAAAACTATGGCTATGCATGATGAAGATCAAAGAGAAGTGATTGAAGAAGTTGTTGAAGAGGTAGTTGAAGACAAAGTAATAGAAATAGTTGAAGAAAAAGTAGATGACATTATAGAGAAAAAAGTTAAAAATGTTATTGCTGATATGATTGAGTTTAATGAAATAAAGTTATCAGTTGACAGAGAAGATGAAGATGAAGAAGATGAAGATGAAGATGAAGATGAAGATGAAGATGAAGATGAAGATGAAGATGTTTTAACAAGTGATAAGGAGTAGTTATGAGAAAAAGTAAAGGTTATGCCAAAGGTGGAGCTAAGATGATGAAAGCTATGAGAGGTCAAATGGCTGACAGACCTATGAATAGTGGCACTATGTCTAAAGGTACAAGAGCAAGACCTATGAAAGCTATGAAGGGTAAGATGGCTAAAGGTTATGCCAAAGGTGGAGCTAAAATGATGAAGGCTAAAAGAGGTAATATGGCTAATATGTCTTTAGCACAAGCAAAAAAAGTTTTAAAAGCAAATAATATGAAAGCAGTAAAAATTAAATCATAATTTACTTGCTTAGTTCATAATTTTATTTAATATAGGGTATGGCTTATTTGACAGCAAACATACCCTATTTTAAAGTTTGGGTACGAAAAGAATTCACACACAATCACTCCAATTATGAAGGTGAATTTATTCACGCATTAGCAATAGCTGTTACAGCTATTCCAGATAGGTCATTATCTTTTCAAGTTGTTTTTACAGGTTGTGAAGATGAAGATAATCGACTAGACAGTCCTCATGGTGGTGCTATGTGGGCAAGGATGCCAATACAAGCATTAGTAGCTGACGAAATACTAGACAACTACCCACCCAGAATCCCTAACCATTTCGTTCAGCCTTGGGATTGTTCTAGTCGAGATTTCAGTATAATTAAATATGATCGTACTAGCAGTTCTCCTTGGATAACCAAAATAGATGGAGAGTTTTATAATGCGAAATATTATTTTACTATTGATTACACTAATGGTGATGACTTAAATGCTTTAGGTGATGACGTTGCACAACACAAACAAAGTCATATTCTAGCAATAACTAGTGGTGAATTTAAAGGTCAAATAGTAGCACAACCAAACAACAGAGTTCGTGTTACAAATCCTGCATTGTGGGTTACAGGTTCTGGTGCTCCAGATTTTATTCCTAGTCAGTATGAGTTTAGTGCAGAAGAAGATGAAAGTTATATGAACCCTGAATATACGTTTGATAATTTATACGCAAAAAAAAAGGAGACTAAATAGCCTCCCTTTTTTGTTTGTAAATTACTTTTAATCAAAAGTAACTTGTGTGTGATAATCAACTTCGTTAAAAAAAGCTTCTATGTTAGCGATCATCTCACGACATTTTTTTTCTGCAAATTTGTTACCTTCAGTTTTATTTTCAATAGCTTCAATGTCTTTTAATAAACCAGTAAAAAATTCATAATCTCTTTGTGCTTCATTTATTTGTTCGTTTAATGTCATTTATTTTTCTCCTTTGTTTTATTATTATTCAACTATTTCAGTTATTGTACTTGGCTTTATGAACCATGAATATTTATTTCCAGTACTAACTCTTATTATTTTTACTCTTTTAGGTGTAAAACCAATAATTTTAAATAATTCATTAGTAT